CCACTACGAGGTGGCCTCGGCTATTCGGGTTTTTGCCCACAAGAACAACGTAACAACAATCGTAAACACACACCCAGTAACCGAAGCAATGCGTAGAACGTTTCCGCAAGGCCATCAATACGCAGGTCTACCAATGCCCCCAATGACTTCCGATATTGAAGGAGGGGGCAAATGGGGCAACCGTGCCGATTGCGTTCTTGTGGTTCACCGTATGGCCCAACACCCGACCGACTGGTTATTTACCGAGCTGCACGTGAGAAAAACAAAGGAAATGGAAACAGGCGGACGACCTACTCCGCTGGGTGACCCTATCCGTATGGAATCAATTAGAGGTAACGTTGGATTTAAGATAGATGGCTATAACTTGCTCGACCAACAGACACCAGTACAAATTACCTTAAATGACACCGATGCACCATTCTGAAGACGCTTGGGAGATTCACGTCAGAGACAAGATTCTACGAGTTAATGATGCTATCCTTTGGATAAACCAAATAGCGGTAGACAACCCGACCGAGACCGTAATTGTTGATCACCTTCTTTCCTTATGGAAGGCAACGCAAATGTTGGAGGATATGGTTGACTTAAAACGCACGTTAGACGTGAAGGTACTCGAAGCCCGCTTGGACAACTCCAAACTACGCTACGATCTAAACCAGTCGCTTATACAGCTTGACCAAGCAAAAGCCGAAATTCTAAAACTTCAAGAGCAGTTAATATGAGAGGCGATTTTATCCCCCTGCCATTCGATATAGACGAAATATTCGAAATAGACGAAAAGCGTTTTGTTGTCCTTGACTACCGCCGTGCAAGCAATTGGACGGACTGGGGAGCGTGGATGCTTATACAAGACGAGCAAGGCAAGACTTACAACGTACCGCTCCTTCACGTACTAACGCAACGCCAGATGGGCAAGGCACAATACCGAGGCAAAAGGTGAACTACAAAACATTCTGCGACTACATCCAGTACGAAGACGATGGAACTCGCAAAGCAAGAAACGTGGTAGTACGATCGGCTTATTGCAAGGCGTTCCGACCTATGTACACGCTAACGGAGCTTGGGTTTCAGTTAGGCAAAGACTATTCAACAATAATTCATTACGAGAAGCTGCAATACAGACGCAACGCTCTTTATGAATCGGCATTGAAGTCGGCCTTGCATATCCGAGGTGAATTGCCAAAGCAAGAACCGCCCGAAGAAAAAACAGTAACCAATGTGCTTAATTATGATTATTTGGTTAAAGAGAATGCAGAATTGAAGCAACAGATAACGTATCTAAAAGCCAAGCTGCAACAAATAAACCAGATAACCAATGAATTTTAATATCGGATTTTACCCTATTTACGGAGTTTTACTTGGCTTCAACTGGTCGAAAGTAGAACTGGACGACATCCAAGTTCAACAGATACAGATACCCTTACTTATCTTTATCCTCGAAATCGAATGGGAGAACTACTTGAACGATTAGCAGAACGCCACGCCGACTGGATTCGGATGGCCAAAAGTTTTGGTGCGGACCACGATACCGCCCAAGACCTCGTTCAAGATATGTACATAAGATTGTACACGTATGTAAAGGACTTTGAGAAGATTCGCTATGGCGAAGAACCCAACACGTTTTTCGTTTATATTACATTACGGAACCTCTACTTGCGCCAGCAGCAACAGGCGGCTAAATTCGTATCTATTGAAGAGTTTGACGATATAGACGAAATGCACGACCTCGATTCTGACTTGGCCTTTACGGAACTTGCCGAAGCAGTAAAGGGCGAAATTTCTAGATGGGATTGGTACGATAACAAGCTATTCACCCTGTACCACGATTCAAACGTTTCAATGCGTAAGTTATCTAACGACACCAAAATAAGTTTGCGTTCAATTTATCACACTTTGAAAAATGGCAGAGAACGAATTAAAAGCAACTGCGAAGCCGAGTACCAAACGTGGTCGAAAGCCAAAAGGTCTCGGTGATCGCATCGAGCAGTTTACCGAAGCCACTGGCATCAAGGCAGTAGTCGATTGGTTTAGCGATACTACTGGCGTGGACTGCGGATGCGAAGCCCGCAAGGAGAAGCTCAACAGATTATTCCCAAGCAAGAATCCAAAATGCTTGGAACAGAACGAATACGAATGGCTTACCGAGTTCTATGCACGGTACAAGTCCTCAATGAGTTCCGCAGACCAAAAGCAAATAGCCAAGATTCACGCTCGTATTTTTAACCACGCCTACCATATCCCCTGCGGTTGCAATCCTAAACTTTGGAAGCAGTGGATTGAGGAATTGCGTAGCGTTTACTCCGAGTATGAAGTATAGTGCTGGTAAATTTGTTCAGTCGGCATACGATAGGGACGACAGGTGGGGTATTTTAATCGTAACCGAGTGGCTGAAATCATTTGGCAGCAGGTTTGAAATCATTGAAAAAGAAAAAGAGGACTATAAGGTTGACCTTGTTGCATTTGATAACGAGAAAGGAAAAACAATTTCATTCGAGGTAGAGGTTAAACACAAATATCCTTTCACGAGTGAGGAATCTTTCAGGTTTGACACGGTTAGCTTTTTGGGTCGCAAAAAAAAGTATGGCGACTTCTATTATGTTATTGTGTGCGGAGAAACAAAGTCGCTCCTTATGGCTCATTCGAGCGTTATTTACCAAGAGGACTATCGTGAGTTGAATAAGGTATCAACAAACGAAAGAAGCGGATTAGACGAATTTTACAGAGTCCCAAAATCTAAATGTAAATTTTATGCCACTACCAACCCCTAAAGCCAAAGAAGACCAAAAGGAGTTTATCAATCGTTGCGTAACAGACGACACAATGATAACTGAATACCCTCGGAAAGACCAGCGATTAGCGGTATGCTACACGCAATGGAAAAATAAATAGTCCTTCGGGGCTATTTTTTTTACCTCAATGTTGTATGTATTAAAAATTTTATATCTTTGGTGAACATTAAACACACACACAATGAAAAACAAACTGATTGACCTATTCCAAGACGTGACCGTTTGGCTCGCTTGGTACTTGATTGTAAGCACAGCGTTGCTTGCTATTTTTATTGTTCCATCCTACATCGCACAAGTGCTATGCAAGTAACCTACACCGACCTTATGTACGAGGCCGAGAACCAAGGTCTTGCACCCGAAGACATCACAGGCGACTACTTCGAGGTATTTGCCTCTTGGGCAGGATTCAAAACCGTACAAGATATGTTTAGCTGGCGGTTGGACGTTGTCGATGCTTACGGCATTGGTGACGTTGACCAGCACCCATATCAACCAGCAATGGTTGAGGGCTTCAACTGGGAGCCGTTGTACGAGCGAGCAATGGAGCAGGATTTTAACTACTTACACTTTTAATTATGACACTTACCGACCTATTTGTAAAGATTGCATCCGAACACGGAGCAAGAATCGACCAAAAAGATATTGACTTCTTGAAGCGAATTGAAGAATCCGACAAGGAAATAAACTACCAGCGTGGATTTAACGAGGCATTGCAACTGGCCATAAACGCTAAATAATGAAAATAAATCACCTTGACCTTTTTAGTGGAATAGGCGGGTTCCACTTGGGATTCGAGCGAGCAGGATTCAAAATCAAATCCTACTTCTCGGAGATTGACAAACACGCCATCGCAGTTTACAAACACAAATTCAAAGACGCAACTTATGTCGGTTCAGTCACAGATGTTCACGGAGGAGACCTTCCACGAATTGACCTTATCACCTTTGGAAGTCCTTGCCAAGATTTCTCACTTGCTGGAAAGCGTGCGGGGATGGGAGGAGATAGAAGCTCCCTTATCCTTGAGGCCATTCGACTTGTGCGGGAATGCAGACCAAGAGTTTTTATCTGGGAAAATGTTAAAGGGGCATTCAGTTCAAACTCTGGCGAGGACTTTGCGGCAATCCTCCAAGAGTTTGCCGACATTGGGGGCTATCGACTTGAATGGCAACTGCTTAATACATCGTGGTTTCTACCCCAAAATAGAGAGCGGATTTACCTTGTCGGATATTCTACAACCCCAAAGCGAGGTTGGCGAGGAGTATTTCCTATCCGAGAAGCGATTGGAGAGCCTCGTGAGATTAAACAAACCGCAAGCCTTACAGGAGGACAGCTCGGTAGAGTTTTAGACCCAAATGGAATTGGCTATTCGCTTTCTGCGTGCGACTACAAAGACCCGATGAAAGTTGAGATAAAGCAAATTGGAACCAAGTTTGATTCCAATGGAGGAACGCAACCCTACCAGCAAGACCGAGTTTACGATGCCGATGGTATTGTTCCTGCCCTTAATCAAGGCAAGAGCGATTTAATAATAAAAGCAGGCACTTGGAGAACTTACAAAGACGGACAAGGTTTTAGAGCAATACGAAATGGGAATGCTCCAACAATACCAGCCAGCGCAAGAGAGAATGGTAGTGGACAACCTGTAATTAAAATGAATTACGCAAGCAAGGCACTAAACGAAACAATCGAAAACAGCAACCTAATAGAAGGAGAGCCACAGGCACTTGACTTGTACAATCGTGTTGCAAGAAACGAATCACCAACACTAACCGAACCTCACCACAACTCATTACGAATGTTTGACGGCTATCGAATTAGACGGCTTACACCTATTGAGTGCGAACGCTTACAAGGATTCCCAGACGACCACACATCTTTTGGTAATTACGATGGAGAAGTTAAACCAGTTAGCAACACGCAACGCTACAAACAATGCGGAAACGCAGTAACTGTTGACGTAGTGTTGGCCGTAGCTAAAAAATGTATACCTTTATTCAAATGAAAATAATTGAACTATTAGACGGCAGCACCTGGGATAGGGCAACCGTTATGGAGAAAATGATGGACGATTCGTTTTACTACGGCTACCTTTCAAAAGCCGCACTTTCGTCCTCGGCTTGTAAACTACTACTCCAATCGCCCAAGACGTACCACTACGTCACAAAGTACGGGCAAGAAGAATCCGATGCCTTCTCGGTAGGGCGTTTGGTTCACCTGATGGCCTTGGAACCGCACCGAGTAGATGAGTACGATATTATTGACGTACAGAGCAAAAATACGAATATATGGAAGGAAGCCAAGGCAAAAGGCGGCCAAATCATAACAAAGAAGGAATACAACGAAGCAAGACGCATCGCAGATGCCCTGCTACGCAATGAACACGTCCTAGGTTACATTCAAGGATGCCAGTTCGAGGTTCCTGCTATTGGAACGATAGAGGGCATACCTTTCCGAGCAAAAGCCGACATATTAGGAGACAACTTTATTGCAGATTTGAAGACAACTCAAGATTTGCGAGCTTGGCCGTTTTCAGCTCGAAAATATTGCTATGATATGCAAGCGTACATCTACACTCGCATCTTCGGCGTGCCGATTGATAAGTTTATATTTATTGCAATCGACAAGGCGAGCTTGGACGTGGGCATTTACACGGTTAGCCCTGCGTTTATTGAAGAAGGCGAGAAGAAGTTGCAAGAGGCGATTTCCATATACAAGGAGTTCTTTATGGGCGTGGAGGAGCCAGAGCTTGATAACTACACTATTGTTGGGCAGTTATGACCGATATAACCAAATGCACAGGAAGGGGCTGCGACCTTCGGGAAACTTGTTATCGATTCACGGCTCCTGCTGGTATGCTTCAATCCTACTTTATGACCTCGCCAATTAAAAAGGGTGAGTGTGAAATGTATTGGAACACCAACGAGAAATGAAAACACCAATCCAAGAGCTAATCGCTTGCTACAAGACGTTAGACGAAATCACGGCCATAATTGAATCCGAGAATAGTCGCATAACAGCAGAGATGAGATTGAGCGAGATTGAAGCCACAATCAAAAACCTATTTCAAAACGTTTAACACCAACGAGGAATGAAAGCCATTATTGAATACAGTCTGCCAGAAGACCAGATAGAGTTTGATATGGCAACAAACGGCCACAAAATGCACTCCGTCCTTTGGGATTTAGACCAATGGCTGCGTAGTAAAACCAAGTACGCACCAGACGGAACCTCGGAAGGCGAATTGAAGGCGTACTATGCGTGCCGTGACCAACTGCGGGAATTAATAAACGAGAACAATATAAACTTATGAGCTGCGCTAATTACACTTATGTAGAAGACGAGGAGGAGAAACGCCTCCGTATTATTATTCGTAACGGAAATTCAGGCGAACACTATGAAGAAGCACACGAAGATTTACCTCAAAGCGATGGGGTTAAGCCCTGTTGAGTTTATCCCTTGTGAGGTTTGCAACAGGCGAGCCGTGGATATTCACCATATCGAGCCAAGGGGAATGGGTGGAAGCAAGACACTAGACGTAATCGAGAACTTAATGGCTCTATGCAGAGAATGTCACCACGAAGCCGACTTTGGTGTTGAACTATCCAAGGACTTCTTGAAGGCCGTACATTTGAAAAAAATGCCTCAATGATTCATATCGTTACCCCTTGCTCACGACCAGAGAACCTCGAACACTTGCGGGAGTCGATTCCTGCTGGTTGCACTTGGACGGTCTTTATGGACTACTCCACTAAAAAGAAAGAAGTACCCAAAGGCGTTAAAGTGGTGCGGTCTAACCTTGGCGGGGCTTTCGGCAACCCGCTGCGCAATATGGCACTTGACTACCTGCAAGCGTCCGCAAGCGATAACGACTACATTTACATATTGGACGACGATAACATAATTCACCCGAACTGGTACGAAGCCGTCAAGGACAGCAAGGAGGACTTTGTAAACTGGGCGCAATGTTTCCGCAACGGAGACCCTCGTCTTCACGCTACCGAATCCCCACGGGTAGGAACAATCGACACGGCCTCATATATGGCTCGTCTTGGGTTTATCGGCAAAGCAAGATTCGAGTACAGATATGAAGCCGATGGGTTGTTTGCGCAAGAGCTAATGACAAGAAACCCAAAGATTAAGACGTACCAAGACTATCTTTGTTACTACAACTATTTACGATGAGGCCAAGCATACTTTGTATCGGTGACGAAAATTCTGGCGTGGTCTACCACCGCATATACAAGCCCCTAACTCTACTAAAGGAGAAGGGGCTTATTGATTTTCAAATAATCAATTACAAGCAGGAGGTACAACCCGATAACTGGGAAGGAATTACGCACGTTATCTTTTCCCGTGCTGTGCCTTTCTCTGGTGAGTCGTTCGCCAACTTCTTTGCCATTTGTAAGCAGTCAGGAAAGAAGGTAATTATTGATAACGACGACTGGTGGCATTTGGCGTTAGACCACCCCTCCAAAGTCACCTACGACAAAGCAGGACTTGAACACCGCATACGAAACTCTATGTACTTCGCAGATGAGGTGTGGACAACGCAAAAGTATTTAGCCGATAAAATCAAGAAGCTAAATAAAAACGTAGTTATCATTCCCAACGGCCTCGACCCAGCCGACCCGCAATGGCAAATAACACGGGAGCCGTCCGACGAAATGCGTTTTGGTTACGTTGCGGGCATAAGCCACCTCCCAGACCTATTGCAAAACAATATAGACCTCTCAACAGTTGAATCCTACGTTGCCGATATTGGTGGCTACGTTGAAGCAAGCCGAGCAAGATACAAGCTCCAAACAATGCCCCCGAACGAATACGGAGCAATGTACCAAGCGTTTGACGTTGCGCTGGCTCCACTTATCCCAAGCGAGTTTAATCGCTGTAAATCAAATCTAAAGATGGTTGAGGCGGGATTCGCTGGTTGTGCGTTAATTATTAGTGACGTAGCACCATACGCCCAACACCTAACAAACAAGAACTGCGTAAAGGTTGCCCATAAAGGCGACTGGAACAAAGCAATACGAGAACTAACAATAGACAAAGCGTTTGATATTGCGATGCAACTTCACGATGATATGACAACCAACTTCAACATACACGACTTTAACGATATTCGTTTAGAACGCCTGCTGAAATGAAACACTACCAAGAAATAGACGGTTGGTTTAACCACGAAGCAGCATACGACTACCTAATATCCCAAATGCCAGATGGAGGTACATTCGTTGAGCTTGGTGCTTGGCTCGGCAAGTCCTCGGCCTACCTATGCGATAAAGCAACAGACAAGCAAATAACAATCATTGATACTTGGAAGGGTTCACCAAACGAACTCAACACAACGCACAAGCTGGCAACAGAGGTAGACATCTACAAAATGTTCAAATCCAATATGGGAGAACGCAAATACAAATCCATTAAGGCCACTTCTAAAACTGCTTCAAAGAAGTTTGCAGACGAATCCTTGGACGTTGTGTTTATCGACCTAACGCATACCTACGAAGCCGTAAAGGAGGATATTGCTCTATGGCTGCCCAAAGTAAAGAAAGGCGGATATTTAGCAGGAGACGACTACCACGAGAACTGGCTTGGTGTTATTCAAGCAGTAGACGAGTTGCTACCAAGCCGTACCTTGGTTGGTGACTGTTGGATATACTGCAAATGAGTTATTTAACCGAAAACTACGGAAATAAACGGTTATGAAAGATAGTAAAGGAAGATTCGCTGAAGGCAACCAAGGTCGCCCAGCGGGAACACCAAACAAGACAACCAACAAGATTCGAGAAGCATTCCAAAAGTTAATCGAAGACAACTTGGAGAATATGACCATCTGGTTGAGTGACGTTGCAGCGGACGACCCGAAGGCAGCACTTGACCTATTGAGCAAGATGGCGGAATACACTACTCCAAAGCTCGCAAGAGTTGAGAACAAACACGAAGTCTCCGAGGAGTTAACCCAAATCAAGGTAGAAATTGTCCGTTCTAGAAATCAAGACAAGTGAACTGTTCGAGCGTAACTACGAAGCACCAACTCGTATCGTAGTTAACCAAGGCGGCAGCCGCTCGGGCAAAACTTATTCTCTTTTGCAGATGCTAATCGTATTGGCTATGCAAGAAAAGGGAAAGGTCTTCTCTATTGTGCGTAAGTCGCTTCCGTCTCTTAAAATGACGGCTTACCGTGACTTTATGGAAATTCTGCGTAATATGAATCTTTACGACGAATCCAAGCACAATAAGAGCGACTTCACCTACTCACTTAATGGAAACCTATTTGAGTTCCTGTCGCTTGACCAACCGCAAAAGAAACGGGGGGCAAGACGTGACTACCTATTCTGCAACGAGGCAAACGAACTGTCTTGGGAGGACTTCTTCCAGTTGCTTGTGCGTACAACGGGCAAGATATGGCTTGACTACAACCCGTCCGATTCCTTCCACTGGATTTACGACAAACTGCTTACACGTGACGACGTAACGTACATTCAG